AACAAGCCATCAATCAATGGTGTTTTACTCAGTGGAAACAAGACAAGCAATGATTTGAACATTACATCTGCTGACAAATTTCTCAGGATTTCAGGTTCTAAAGTTGTTTCAGGGCAAAGCGCGTCCACTATTCAATTTACTACTGGACAGTTATCAAATTTGAACAATTGGTTAGGTGGGGATTCCGTCATCCCATTAATTATGCAGTTTTACGATGATTTAGACACAGAAAATGTGTCTTATTATCTGTCACCAAAATATGCTGTTAATGGGTATGTCTATCCATACGTTGAGATCAAATGGGATGATAGTAATGAGGTCATCACAGAAGTCAATGTGCATGTATATAATGAGGCATTAGTCAGCAGAGATATCAGTTTCAGTATTCTATTTGTAAATTTGAGTGAATTCTAATATGATCAAAATATTTGGACAAACAGATAAAATATTCGCCTCCAATGGCGATGTGGTCATCAATCCTCTCAAGGCAAAAGTCCATAAACAGGATAATGCTGACTATTATCTTGACTTTGAATGTGGTCTCCAATATGTTGACTGGATCGTTGAGGACAACATTATAGTGGCAGATACTCCGCAGGGAGAGCAGGCATTCAGAATCACGAATCCTCAAAAGACTGGCAACAAGATCACAGTCAAGGCATGGCATGTATTCTTTGATTCAAAGAATTATCTGATCGCAGATTCATTTGCGGAGAATAAGACATGTGATCAGGCTCTCAAGTGGTTTAATTCTGCATCAGAGCCAACGTCTGAATTCACTGTCTCCTCTGATGTCGCAGGATCTAATTCATTCAGATGCGTCAGAGAGTCTCTCTATACTGCATTCATGACTGTCCTTGAGAGATGGGGAGGTCATCTTGTGATGGACAATTTTGATGTCCAGATCAAGTCTGACATCAGCAGAGACAATGGCATCACTGTCCAGTACAAAAAGAATCTCCGGGAGATCACTGTAGAGGAGAATTGGGACGATGTGGTCACAAAGATCCTGCCTGTAGGCAAGGACGGCATCCTGCTCAATGCTGTGACGGCATCAGCATCAATATACATTACATCTGATACTCAGTATCCTACTCCATACACAAAGACAGTCTCGTTTGAGCAGGACATTGAACAGGAGGACTATCCATCAGAGACTGCATACAAAAGAGCATTGGTCAATGATCTGAGGTCACAGGCAACAGCATACATGGCAGAGAACTGTGTTCCGAAAGTGAATTATACACTCAAGGCACATCTGGAAAAAGTCACAGACATTGGAGATGTGATCCATGTCAAGGATGAGAGGCTGAATCTGAATCTGATGACATCGGTCATTGCATATGAATATGACTGTCTCACACACAAATTCACAGAGATTGAATTTGGCAATTTCAAACCAACACTGTCAGGACTCATTCCAACACTCACATCAGGAGTCAATCAGACGGTAAATAAGGCTCTGACAGGGGTCAATGAGGAGTTGGCATCCAAGCAGGCTCAGTTGGTCTCAGGTGACAACATCAAGACTATCAATGGACAGTCCGTCCTTGGCAGTGGCAACATCAGCCTGTTAGACATGTTCTATCCTGTCGGATCATATTATGAGACATCAGACTCTCAGTTTGATCCGAATACGTCATGGGGAGGAACATGGGTCAAGGAGACATCAGGACAGTTTCATGTTTCTTCAGGAGATGGCTATACTGTGAGCGGAGCATTGACTAATGAATCTGATGGAGGCTCTCCATATATTCAAGCACATACTCATTCAGATAACTTTACATTGCCTAATCATACGCATGGAACTGGGGGGACTGCCTCAGAGGGAACTGACAGATTCATGACTATGGGTTCAGCTGATGGATGGGGCGTAGGCAGACGAACAATTAAAAATGGAACAGGGACATCACTCGCCGGGAACTTTTACAACGAAAACCATCCAATGACCAGAAAAGCGAATACAGGTAATCCTAACTCAAATCCGAATATCACAGGCTCTGTTGGTGCAGTCAGCGGAGCAACAACAGGAAACGAGGGGAATATGCCGCCGTACATTGTAGTTAATAGATGGCACAGGACAGCATAGGAGGGAATATATGAAAAAACGCATTTGGATATTTGTTGCTCTGATCTTGGCTTTTTCCACATTCTTTTGTGGTTGGGAGCAGACACTCGCCGCTCAGCCAAAAGGATACACTGGAAAGTTTCCGACATTGAACAACAATGTCAAGATCATCAACAGCCTTGCTTATAATCACTGTTATAAATACGGAACTCCTGAAAAGAAGTACAAATACTCCACAGGAAAGCCTCGCAAGGCATACACACAAGGGATCAACAAGGCATATCCTAACCATAAGAAGTGGAAGAACAAGAAACAGAAAGCCGGGGCATGCTGTGACGTATTTGTCGGAGAATGTCTTGGCAACGTGGGCATCCATGTTCCTAAGGATCTTGCAGATCAATTGGTCAAGATGCCGAAGATGAAGCAATTGAAATCTAATGGTCATTACAAGGCAAGTGATTTCAAGATGGGCGATGTTGTCCAAAGAGGACGCAAAGACAAGAGCGGTCACACATGGATCGTTTGCGAGTTGATCAATGGTAAAAAATACATTGCAAATGCTCATTATAAGCATCTCAAAGGCACATATGCCGTCATGGATGCTCGACCATCAACGATCAAGAAATCCAAATGGAAGTATTACAAATGCTATACGGTTCAGGGAGCATGTAGGACATGGTACGGCATCGGAGATTATGGTTATGACGTACTTTACATTCAGAAATTCCTGAATTGGTATGGAATCAAATGCACTTGTGATGGTATATATGGTCAAAAGACTGCTATGGCAGTCAGTAAATATCAGAAGTCTATTGGGTGGAAACCATGTGGAAGAGTTGGCAAGAATACAATAGCGGCAATGAAAAAAGCAAGGAGATGATGAGATGGAAAATCTGACGTTTGGAGATGTATCATCAGCGTTGACACTGCTTGCTTGTTTCATTGGATCGGTGACGGTGTTGCATAAGAAATTGAAAAAATGGCTATCTGATCTGCTTGAGGATCAATTTGATGTGATCAACAAGGAGATCCAGTCTCTGCAGAGCAGACTGGACAATGTGGACATGGAGTCTTGCAAGAATTTCCTTGTTAGATGCATTGCAGATTTTGAGAATGGCGAGAATATCAGCGAGACAGAATTGGAGCGATTTTGGGAGCAGTATGAGTATTACTCCACTCATGGAGGGAACACATACATCGCAAAGAAAGTACAAAAGTTAGAGCAGGACGGCAAGATATGATGATTGAGGCATGGGAGACCATGCCTCTTTTTTATTGCCACTTTTTCAAGGTATAAAGTATCAAGGACATCAAAAAAGTCCTGTCAGAGAGGCTTTCAGAGCCTCCATATATTGGAAAATCCGCACGTTATTCTCCATGATCTGAAAATGTTTTTTCAAAAGAACAATTTAGGAGATTGTGTTAGGTATCTACCTATGATAAGATATAATCCCCTGAGGGGGAGGGGGAAAATGAAAAGGAGGAAAACATGAAAAGAGAATTGATGATAAGCGAGATGAAAAAAGCAGTTAGAGCATTCAAGAAGCAGACAGGCAAGGATTCCTTTGTTGGAGGATATGGATGCAGATGGGAAGATGATTTCACAGAGATCAGACTGGAACAGAGATCATGAAGATGATGAGATATTCGTTGGTGAGGACTATGATGAGAATGGGGATCTGAAACTTTACATTGAAGATGATTATGTAATCATCGCAGAGTGAGGAGTCTGATGGGGATCAGTGAGGTTATCAGGGGATAACAAGGAATAAGACAAGGAGGAACATAATGACAATTAAAAGGTATTCAATGCACTATGAATCAGATGAGGTTGTGTGTGGGAGCAATGACCACATTTATGGAAATGCAAGCACACTAAAGACGGCGAAAGGTTACATCACAAGATGCAGAAAAACATGTGCTGAGCATCATCCGACAAATTTCAGAATCTATGATCATTTCGCAGATGTTGATGAGCGGACAGGATATGTCCCATGTGTATATCAGGAAGATTGATCAGAAAGGAGAAACAGAAATGAAAGAGATCAGAACAATAGAGTACAGCGCAAGCATGAAAAAAGGCAGTGGCTATCTGTCGGAAAGATCCAACACGCTTGATGGCATTAAGCGGATCATTGATGAGACCAATAAGAGAGTGGTCAGCAGAGGATACAAGGCTGAACGGTATGTCATCATGAGAGAAGAGAGGCACAAGTGGATAC